CGACGGTCTGACGATACCTTTGAATCTGATGCTGTACACACCGTCCGGAGTAGGGTACAGGTCTACTTTTGAGTCATCATTGGAATCAAGGCCGTTGAACGTAAAATAAACAGGTGCACCAGTAGGCGCTTCTTGATTTAGGTACGCATTAGTCATCCAGTGCGTGTCTTTGTACTGCATAAACCATTTGGAAGTATCATTAACAACTTCCAGTAATTTGATGTTGCTGCCACTGCCTGTCAATGTATAGTTAGAAGTGTCTGCGGCTGTTGTTACAGTAATTGTACTCCTGAGTGCAGACCAGTCCCAAGAGTCCTCTACCATACGTTTAGCATCATTTACGATGTCACCAATAAGCTGTGAGTAGGAGTTCTGAGCTATAGACCCTACTGTACTTTCTCTGAGCCTTCTCAGGACTCCATTAACTAATTCTAAGTATGTCATTGCATATTCCTAAGAGGATTGTAGTCTATAAAGTCAAACATCCTAGCTCGTTCCATCTGTACAGGGCGGTATCCTAGAGACACTCTTTTGAATGGCTCAGGTTGCGTGAACTCCGTAGGTTGACTACCTAAGCCCGCAAGCATACCCACGCCGCCTAAGCCACCGTCTGAACCCGGACCTTCTCCACCACCAGTACCGCCTCCTGTTCCACCACCAGTGCCGCCTGTGGCTGCTCCTTGTTCTTGTCCAGTGGCTGCTGCTTGGTCTGTCGCGGTTTCTACTGGAGAAAGACCAACTTGTACTTGTGCTTCTGGATTGACTGTATCTCTAAGGATAGTCTGAAGCATTTCACTTGGGCTTATTTCTTGCCTGAAGACTTCCTCAACGAGGCTCATTTCTCTTTCAGGCTGTTCTTGTTGAGCAATATCAGTTACTGATCCGTCACCACGGCTGTACACTTGGCCTTCAATGTAGTCACCTTGAGTCTCTATGACTTCCTCACCTGTCCTTATGTTTCTGAACCTGCCATTTCCTAAGTACACCCAAACATGTTGCAGATCAATAATGTCCGACTCTTGACCTACAGGTGTTGTTCTAGCTGTGGTTGCTGGTTGTTGTGCTGCCTGAGTAGCAGCAGGAGCAGCCTGTTGTTCTGCTTCAGCAGCAGGAGCAGCCTGTTGTTCTGCTTCAGCAGTAGCAGCAGGAGCACCGCCACCTCCACCAGCATCTGTTTCAAATGTTACTGGTTCTATAGTCAATTCTTCTAAAGGCAGTTCTTCTACAGCAGGTATTGGCAGACCTTCCATTTCCGGTATATATACATCAGAAGGAATACCGCCTTCAAAGATCTGTGTTCTGCCTAGTAGGTCAGCATCAGGAAATAAAGACACTTCTTCTTCATCAGCAGCTAATTCAGTAGCAGTTGCTATTTGTGCTGGACTAAGGGCTTCTTCATAATACGGATTAAAACGTCCTGATGATCCTTCTGTGAAGTCAGCTCTCGTATTAGAATATATGTTCTGTAAACGTTCTAGTTCGTATATTTCTTTAATACGTTCCAGTGCTTCAAGTTCTCTTCGAACAGCATCTATGTATTCGGGATTAATCCCTGAAGTATCTAAAGCAATTCCCGCAGGTGCTCTGTAATTACTTGGTCTAAAGTCAGCCATTACTTAGACACCCCCGACTTCTTCTCATAAGTCCTGAGTGTCCCAAGACCCAACATACCCATCAACACGGGCATCATGGTTGCAGTGTCAATCAGAGGTATCTTCACAGGTATCTCCAGTAGCGCAAGGACAAAGTTGGAAAACGGTATTACCATGAAGTTCCCTGCCATCCCAAGTACACACACCCACCCAACAGCAGGCCTCCAGCCACTAACAAAGATAGACCTATGTTGTGCCTCAGCCTTGTTGACGTCCAATTGTGCACGAGAAAGTTCCAGAGCGTGCTTCTCAGCCATTGTAGCAACTTCATGCGCTAGTTTTGCCTTTTGGTCCTTGTCCTCTATGAACTTGTCTAGGAGGCTCGTGACGGGTCCTATGAGCTTATCGATCATTAAACTTGTTCCATAGCTCAAACAGAGTTTTAATCTTGTCTTCCACGACGTCCATGCGGGACATCAGTTTACCTATGGACAATACGAGGACTACGAACCCAAGAAATATAGGCCATATTGCAGATATGAGTTCTACGTATTCCATTAGCCCCTACCATTGAACATCTTCTGTATTGTGTCTGACTCCCAGATTCTAATGCTAAGCCACACGATGGTCAGCAGGGACGCAACGGGTGGCAACCAGCCAGCCAGAGTTGCTACTGTGCCGCCAACTGCGAACCCGTCTAAAACTGTCTTTGCGTCCTCTGCTATCATACGTTACTTCTTAGCGTGACCAATGTTGACCGCAAGTAGGTCAACGAACTGCTTGAGCTTAGCTACAATCTTGTCGTCCTTGTCCGTAGGGGTCATGGCGCTAACTACTGATGCTAAGGTTACTGTGGCTGTCAGCCAGTTGAATACGTCCCATACTATTTCCATATTAGTTAGCTCCTTCTAGTTATGCGGCTTCTTGTTTTAGTGGCTCAACAATGACCTTACCGTTTTCATCAGTCCAATCTGTATCAAGCATGTGTTGGTCATGTCGTTCACCAATTACCAACCATGAGATTGTGTCAGAGCAAGCTTCTTGAGCAGTAATTGTTAGGATGTTGCCAGACACCGAACCTTTAACAGCAGTCCAGCCAGATTCGTTACTGGTAAAACATTGCGTGTTGGTGTTAAGCAAAACGAAAGTTCCTTCTGTCATCCCAGAAACGGTATCAATGTTTACTGTTGCTGAACCGTCTACAAGATCTACCTTGCCCCTGTAAATGTTGTCTGCCTGTGGTGATTCTACAAACGAATGAACAAGGTGATGCGTTTCAGTTTTTTCGGGAAGCGGATGGTCTATCTTGAACGAGCCAGAGCCTTTCGACAACGCTCCTACAATAGTAACCGTCCCTGCGTTGTTAATGCTCATGCGCTGGACACTAGTACCACCAGTAGAGTCAGTAAAGAACTTTAGAATCCCACCGCCTCCGGTATCATAGCCGCCAGTAATAACACAACGTTCTGAGTCGGCAACAAAACTAATCGTGCCTTCGTTGGAAGTGGTGTTGCCGCCTGTAATGACTTTGCCTGACAGGTAGAGGTCTTTGAAGCGATTGCTTGAGCCGCCAATATCTATAGAGGCATCTTTAGAGGCACCCGTAGAAGTTGCTGGGTGGATTAAGTCGTTGCCTATTAATAAATAAGCATCCGTACCTACTGGTGAACCAATAACTAAGTAACTTGAGTTGGTACCAATACTCCCGACTTCGGTGCCGTCTTTTTCAAAGCGCAGAATTTCACCATCTGTAGTCGTTCTGTTTAAACGCGCGAGATATTGGCTAGAACGAACAATGTTTAACGTCCCGTTACCATCTAGTACAAAACCATTAGTTGTGTTGTCATCAGCAATCTTCCCAACCAGCAAGTTGCCGTTTGAGTCAATACGCATGGCTTCAAGTGGCGTTAAAGCTGGATTAGTACCATCACTGTTTGCAACATTAAATGTGATGTTTCCCTTAAACCAACTTGTTGCATCAGTCTTAAAATCAATGCTTGCTAGTTTTGCAATGTTATTCCCATAACTTCTAGCTTGGCCTATTAAAGACAAAACAGTGGTATCTGTTTGGCCATCAGCACCAGAGTTTGTGCCAATTAAATTAACTGTTGAACTATCTTGCCAATGCGTTAAACCATAAGGACTCGTCGTCCCAATCCCGACGTTGCCGCTGGCGTCGATACGCATGGCTTCGGAGCCATCAACCTGAAACTCAATAGTTGATGCGCCTACAACATTACCTTCATCAGAAGATAAAATTAATCGCCCATCAGTATAGGTAATGTCTGCATAGTTTGAAGTGCCGCTGTTATCTTCAAGTCTAATATCAGCTTGTGAAGCTGCTATATGTAGTTCGCTTTGTGGATTCGACGTACCAATCCCGACGTTGCCTGTACCAGCACGTATGGTCATTGCTGTTTTAGTAGCGCCGTCACTAGCGGCCCCAGATGAATCGCCAGAAACGAGAAAGTCCATATCTGCCGCTGTTCCGAAGTACGTACCAGTATCAGGTCTATCTGCAGAACGCATTTGTATACGTCCTGAAATGCCTACTCCTCCTGCAGTTGAGTCGTTCTGCTCAAAAACTAAAGAACCAACTACTTGTCCTTCTGTTAGTGCTGTATCAGTGTTTTCAATACGAAGTTCTGGGCCGCTAGAAGCGCTTAGATGCAAAAGAGAATCTACTGAGCTAGTACCAACCCCGACGGAACCTGTAGTAGTCACTGTGCCGGTTACGTCTACGTTGCCGCTCGGGTTCAACCCAATTTCAATCACAGAGCCACCAGAGTCCTCTGTGTACAAACGTCCATTTTCTGTGTCTACTGCTAGCTCGCCACGGACTAAATCGGAGGCTAGAGGCGCGCCTGAGCCGTATTTTGTAATAAGAGTTGAAGGCATTAAATAATCACTCCGATTTGGAAAGAGGTAAGCAGGGTACTCACCGAAGTTTTCCCCTGCTTAGATAGAAGGACTGCTTAGCTGTTTACAGCCAGAACAAGACCTGACTCTGGGCGAAGAACCTTCACACCATAGAGCATGTCTGCGGTGTAAAGCGTACCCAAGAACTCTTGCTTGTACTGGGTCTGTGAACGAACACCGACCTGCTCAGCAAGAACCATAGCGTCACGATGGCACAGGATAGCGCCACGGATGTCTTTGGTGTTGCCTACGGCCGTGTTGTCAGCAGCAGTTTCAATAACGGGGACGTTGCTGGTAACAAAGATGTCTACGCCATACAAGTTACCAATCTTGCCGTTTTGTACACCACGTCCGTCTACGAAGTCGGAAGACACGTATCGGTCAATGCCCATGATGGCATTACGCAGTGAAGGAGGAACAACAAATGCACGATTGTCCATCGGTACGTCCGCATCGTCCATTTGCTGGATCAAAGCGCGGAAGATGCCGTCAGTGAATACGTCATCGTCCTCTACGGTGTCTACTGCATACGCAGTCAAAACACCTGAAACATCGGGGTAGAAAGCGTTGTTGTGGACCCAAGACGTGCCGTTGCCGTTACCGAAAGACTTACCAAGATCAAA